GGAATTTTACGGAATCCCGAAACTGGAAATTGTCACCGCCAAAACACAGGCAGCCCCGGCGGAACACCGCCGCAAGGCAATCCGCCTTGAAGATTTTCTATAAGGGGGGCGCGAATATGGACATACTGGCAGCATTGCCGAAAACGCCGGGAATGGCCCCGAAAGCGCTGTGGGCGTGGCTGAAACGCAACGGGAAGGTACACCCGCAAGAACTGATTCGGTACAAAACCACAAGGCTGGCCGACCCCCTAACGGGCATACGGGAAAAATATGCAGCCTGCAACTGCACGGCCTGCGGGGAATCGTGGCATACAACAATAGCATTGCCGGGTGAGGGCGGCGCATACCCGTACTTTGACACCGAAGAAGGGCCGAGACGCAACGGCGAAACAATACACTGCCCGAACTGCGGCACGGCGGCGCTGGTGGCACACGAAAAGCGCCTTGACCGCTGGCCCATCGTAAAGAAGGCATACCCATGGGAAATCCGCAAAGCGGGCGGCTGTGTTATGTTTATCTGCTGGGCCGTAATTCACGAAACCGGCTACGACTGGGAAAGCACAATCGTGGAGCAGCGCAACGCCTATGTTATCGACCCCGGCGGGCACTGGCACCGATTCACAGCAATGGACCGCAGCGGCTATTCCAGTATGTCAACCATGTATTATACGGGCTGCTGGTACGAAATGGCCCGCTTCCAGGTTGCCGACGGCAATTTTTCAGCAATCCTTCCGCACTCTGCCGACGTGTACGAGGGTACACCGCTGGAAAACGCAAAGCTGGAACTGCTGGAAGAACAGGCGCAGGGCATTGACCTGCTGCACTATGCCCGGATATATATGCGGCACCCGGAAATTGAAAACATTGCCCGCAACAGCCCGGCACTGTGCGCGGCGCTGGTGGGCTTGACCGCCAGCCAAAACGGCGGCCTGTCCGTCACCGGTCTGGACTGGGTAAACTGGAAGGCGAAGAAGCCGCACGAAGCCTTGTACATGAGCAAACCGGAATACAAGGCCGCAAGCAAAGCCCAAGGCCGCAGAGCGTGGGACATTGGGGTACAGCAACACGCCGTTGCCGTCTGCCTGCGCAACGGGGCGCCCAGGGGGTACGCTGACACGCTGGGCGGCGAAGGGGTGGCTTTTGCGGACAAGTACAAGAACCTTTGGACTGTGCAGCGCTTCGGCCTGGTGCGCGTATGGAACTACATACGGAAGCAACAAGAGAGTGCCCGCAAAATTCACAGCATAGGCGGCACGGTGGGCTTTTGCGTTGACTACTGGAAAGACGCAGAACGCGCGGGCCTTGACCTAAAAAGCGAAGTTGTGGCCTTCCCGCACAGCGTAACCGAAGCCCAGGCCCGGGCAACGGCTGCAATCCGTTACAGGGAAGACGCAGCCCTGCGCGGCAAATTCGAGAAAATGGCAAAGCGCCTGCAAGCACTGCGCTGGGAATACATGGGCCTTATTATCACCCCGGCGGAATCCGAAGAACAGCTGATCCTTGAAGGCAAGGCGCTGGGCCATTGCGTCGGCGGCTATGGCAAGGCGCATTGCAGCGGCGAAAGCATTTTCTTTATCCGACACACCGAAAGCCCCAAAGAATCCTATTTCACCTTGCAGTTGGACACGGCAACAGGCAAAGTTTTGCAGAACCGTGGCCGGCACAACTGCTCAAGAACCCCGGAAGTGGAAGCGTTTGAACAGGCATGGCTTTGCCAAGTCGTCAAGCCATGGCTGGACCACAAACAGAAGACCGTAAATCCGAACCACGCCAAGACGGCGGCAGCATAACAGGAGGAACAGACAATGGAAGACACGAAGCAGCTTACCCTTATGGGAAATGAAACGCCGGAACAGGCGGAAGCCATCGGCCTGCACTATGAAATCGTGAGCGCCGCACAGGCCGCCGCCAGCAGCCTGCTTGACCTGGGCCGCAAACTAAAGCGTATGCGCGACAGCGGCAAATATAAGGCGCTGGGCTTTGAGACCTTCGGAGACTACACAGAGCAGGCCGTCCACATTCGCCAGCGCCAGGCTTATACTTACATCAGCGTTGTGGAAAAGCTACCAGCGCAGCTTATTGAAGAAAACGCGGCGGCGGGCGTTACGAAGCTGGCACTGCTGGCAAAACTGGGACCGCAGGACCGGGAAGAAGTGGCCGGAGACCTGGCAAATATCACCGTTACCGAGTTGCAAAAGCTGATTGACGAAAAGAACGACATGGCCGAGCAGCTTTCCCTTCTGTCCGCACCGCCTGCCGCCGAAGCGGAAGCCCATGAAGTTGACGTTGAAGCCGAATTGAAAAAGGCCGCCGACCAGGCCCGCGCGGAAGCCGAAGCCAAAGCAGCGGCAGACCTGGAAGCCTTGCGGGAACAGCACCGCAAGGCACTGGAAGAAGCCGAAGCCAAACAGGAAGAACAACTCCAGGCCGCCCGGCGGGAAGCTGAAAAGGCCGCCGCTGAGAAAATCCGCCAGGCCAAACGGGACGCGGAAGTCTACGCGATAAGGCGTGAAGCAGAAGCCGCAGACAAGGCCCGCAAGGCCGCCGAACGGGCACAGAAGGAAAGAGACCGCGCCGAACTGGAAAAGGCCCAGCAGGCCGCCGCAGAAGCCCAGGAACAGGCCGAAGCCCTGCAAAAGAAATTGGGGATTCAGCAAAGCCCGGCGGGCGCGAAGTTTGCCCTGCTGTTTGAGGACGTACAGCAAAAGGCGGCGGCAATTATGGACCTGGCCGACGAAATGCGCGACGGTGGACAGCAGGAACTTGCGGACAAATTCACCAGCGCACTGGCCGCTGCGCTTCGGGCGCTGGCCGACCAGGCCGAAGGGGGCGAAGCATAATGCAGCAGCTATTCGTGCAAGGGTTTGTTTGCACCCTGCGCCTGCTTGCGGGGCTGGCGGGCGCACTGGCCGCGCTGGCCGTCGTCCTGCTGGCGGCCTGGCTGATTGTTCGCGCACTGGGCAGGCTGGCCGCTGCCGCCTTCGATGGAGCAACCGCCGCGCTGGCAAAGCTATGGAACAAGACGGGCTACAAACCGAAAACCAAATGGGGGCGGGTAATCGCCGCAGGGGGGCAAACAGGTGGAGAGCGCAAAGAAAAAAGAGATTCTGAACAGCTACCTTGAAGCGTCCAAGGAATGGCGCTACTGGAAGGACGAAACCGAACGGCTTATGGTAGCGGCCACCGGCGCTTCCCCTTCTCTGTCGGGTATGCCGCACGGCGGCGGTACAGGCACAAGCAAGGTTGAACTTGCTGCTGAATCCCTGGAAGACGCGCGCCGGGAACTGACAGCAGCTGCCAACGCAATGAGCAAGGCGCGCCGCCAAGTGCTGGCCGTTATCAAAACCGCACCGACAGCGGACCAGCGCATAGTCCTGCGCCGCCGCTATATAAACGGCATGAACTGGGAACAGATTGCGGAAGCCTGCGGGAAGTCACGGCAATGGGCCACGATGACCCACGGCGAGGCTTTGAAAAAAATATTTTTGACAAGTTAAAACCCGCATAACGGTGCGGAAAACGCGGCTTTTTGCTTGTCAAAAGTTTACAAAACTTTACATTACTTGCTTTTTGTTTACATTCGGTTTGTGATATATTCAAACTGCAAAAGCCAGGCGGGAAAGCCTGGCTTTTTCTATACCCAGAAAAGAAAGAAGGCGGGCTGCATGAAGAACACCAAAAAACAGAAAGAGAAAGAAAACGCTGCGCCGCCTGCGTATGGCGAGACAGGAAAACGGCAACACCCCTTTGCGCACTGCCGCGCTGCATATACGAGGAACGAAAGCCCCGGAGGGACAAGGCAAAACGCTATAGCGAAGTATAACCCGGATTCGTGGCCCGCTGTATGGGTTTTGCAGTTGATTGCAAACGGCAACCTGCACAGCTTCTACACAAGCCGCGAATGGAAACGCCTGCGGCGGGAAGTGTTAAAACACCAGCGCCGCCGTTGCTGGGATTG